ATATAAATTTGTTAAATCAAAGTGGCAATTGGATTGTAATCAATCAATTAGAAGTTTTGGAGCAAGCAGGGACTACATTATTACGTACATATTCTGGAACACTTATGCAGGACTCAAATTTTGATGAGCCACAATTATATCGTCCAATTATCAGGAACTCTGCATATATTTATTCATTTACTATCAATTATACAATGAGATTAGTAAATAAATCTACAAATACTGAAATAATCAAAAGATCAAGTTTTACAAGTTTAGAACCAAAAAAATATGGTATGAAAATGGAAAAACTTAATTTATTAACTGGATTTACTCCAGTAAAGGTTTATAATAAGATAATAGAAAAAAATCTGTATGATAAAAATGATTTATCACCTATATTTCAACAACCACAATTAGTAAAAACAAAATATAGGAATAATTATATCCAAACAAATAATATTGTCCTATCTGGCACAGTTAATTCACAAGAATTAACAACTGTAAATCAAGGTGAAATGTACATTGGACTATCTCCGTATGATAATTTAATCCAATTTAGATTGTATAAAAAAACAGATATTGCAACAGTTGTTCTTGACATATCAACAGATTCAAATACTTATAAATTAGCATTTAAAACTGATATTGGAGAAGATATTAAAATAGAACAAAAACTAGATAATGTTATAAATCCTGCAAACGGAGAATTGCTGTTCCAGATAGAACGAAGTATAGTCCAAAAATTATTATCAATTACTGATAAAAAATTCTGGATTATCAATGAACAAAATAATATTGAATCTGTATTGTATTGGGGCACTTTTGGAGAAGTTACAAAAATAACAAAGGTCGATACAATAGTACCACAAGAATTAATTAAGCCAGTTCAAACAATTCAAGCTCCAATAGAAGACATCAATAAAAATTTATCTGATATTGAATCTGCAATCAAAAGAAGTAACGCAAACGGAACCGATATTAACATTCCAGAAATACCAGGAATTACAACGTTATTAGGATCTAACGCAATTAAAGACATCACACCAGCAATATGATACTAAACGGCAAAAATAATAATTTTATAATAAATCTGGCTAAAGGTTTCATATACAAAGAGATTGAAGACAAATATGCTGTATATATAAATAAACTGCCAATACCATACACTACTGTGTTAGGTTATCTATCTGCATCTATACAAAATATTACATTTCCATCTCTTGAGGCTGAACCAGTAGAACAAACATTATATGAAGATCCAGTAAAATGGAAAGGCGGAAAACGATTAGACAGATATATAACTAAAGAATTTACGCTTGGATTTAAAAATTATGAAGGTTATACTAATTATTGGATATTATATGAACAATTTGTTGCTTATTATAGATTAGACAACAAAGAGCAATTTTTTCCAGATGTAACAATTACTTTTTTAGATCATACTGGTTATGAATTTGTGCGTGTTGTTCTAAACCAAATCGTTATGAAAAGTTTGTCAGAAATTGATCTTAATTACAGTTCAAATACTGCTGAATTTAAAAATTTTACTGCAAGTTTCACATTTAATTATATAGAAGTTACAAACAACATATTAAAATGACAATAGGGATAGATTTTTCAGTAAATAGTACTGCAGTGTGCATCTACTATAATGGTATATATAAATTTGGCGTTTTCTATAAAAATATATCTAAAAAAATATTAGATAAATGTAGTCTGTTCTATATGTGTAAAAGTGATTATTTTGAAATTGAAAAAGATGATAATTTAACGATTAAAGAACGAAAAGAAACACACAATTCTCTTATTTTAGCAGGAAATATTAGGGACTGGATTGCATCAGAAATAGAAAACCTGCAGTATATTGGTAAAATAGATATAATATTTGAGGGTTTTTCATTTGGATCAACTGGGAGTATGATAACTAAAATTGCTGGTTATCAATTTATTGCTAGACATCAACTATTATGTTTTATACCTCTTGATAATATGCATTTTCTTTCACCTGGAACAATTAAAAAGTGGGTTGGCAAGGGGAATATGAAAAAAGAGCAAATAATTGAAACAGTATCTTTAAGTAATAATCCGAAAATATTTTGGTTAGTAGAATCACTATACAGTTTTAAAAAACAGAATAATACTTGGGAAAAACCTATAGATGACATAGTTGATAGCTATTGCATTGTACAAACACATTTAAACCAAAGAATATGACATTTACACAGTTAGAAGAGTCGAATTTTAATCATATATTAAACGACTATACAGCAATATATTTAAAAGTCGAATCTATTATTTTAGAGACAACCACACTGAATAAGGAACTTGTAGAATTACAAACAAAATGGGAAGTCACAAAAGATGATCTACTTTTAGAGGAGATTATAGGAATAGAAACAAAATTAAATGAATATATTTTAAGTGCGTCTGAAATAGAACGAGCACTTATTGATCTAAAAGGGGTAGAGAACACAATGTATAAACATTTGGCTTTGAAATATAACATTTCGGCGCACGAAATAAAAAAAGAGATTGTAAAACACTTAAATATACAAAATTAAATTAACAATTTATAAACAAAATTAAAAAACTTCAGTATATAATTCAAAAACCAATTCAACCAAATTTATGGAACAATTCGATTTTTTTAATCTCGACATCGCAGACTTTAAGACTGCCGAAAAAACAACAAACAATACCAAGTTTAAACCAACTTCGGAAAATGGTACAAATGGCATTTACAAAGCACAAGTACGTTTCTTGCCATGGTATAAAAACACAAAAAACAGCCTTATAAACAAATGGCAAGTATGGTTAACAGATATACAATCTGGCACATCTAAAACAGTAGATTGTCCTACAAGTGTTGGAAAGCCATCTGTATTAAAAGATACATATTGGAAATATAAAAATTCCCAAAATGCACACGACCAAAAATTTGCAGAAATGTTTTCTAGAAAACAAAAATTTGCATCTCTTGTACAAATTATTGAAGACAAACACAATCCTGATAACGAGGGTAAAATAATGATTTGGGAATTTGGTCTTAAAGTCCATGCTAAAATAATGGAACAATTAGCGCCTGAATTTGGCGATGCATGTAATGTGTATGATTTATTGAACGGCAAAAACTTTGGTGTACTTGTATCTAAAGTAGGTGGCTATAATAATTATGATGCTTGTAAATTCTTAGATACGGTAACTCCTATATCTATTAACGGTAAAAAAATGACAAATAACGATGGCGGTCTTATTAAAGAATATCTTGAATCTAGTCCAGATTTATCTAAATTAGAATACCAAGATTGGGATCAAGAAACCGAAGATTTTGTAAAAAAGGTAATCCAAAACTGCCAAAATCCAAGCGAAAAAATAGAACACATTAAAAGTGCTAATCAAAATCAAAAGGCAGCTAATACTTCAGTAGAAGCAGTTAGTATGCAAAATTTGGATCTAGAAAATGATATTTTTGATAATCTATAATGGATATTTCCCTAAATAACGAAAAAGAAGGTGTAATGCCTTCTTTTTTTTTAACTGAATACATAAATGATAATCCAATAGGATTTATTACAGACTCAATATCTATAATCTTAAAAAATAGATTCCAAGAGTCTGAAAGATGTCGTATTATAAATACTAAGTCAAGGATTAACATTGCGTGTCCGTATTGCGGAGACAGTCATAAAGATATACGCAAAAAACGTGGCAATATATATGTTGATACTTATATGTATAAATGTTATAATTGCAATAAAAAAACAAGTATTATACGGTTCTTAGAGGATTGGAATATTAACACAGATGAATGGAAACATTTTTTTAATAATATACAAAGTCTCCAAATAAAAGATCGTTCTAGTGCAAATTCTGGCATAAATATACTAGATCTAAAATCACTTAGGGGATTTACAATAGAACGTATTATTAAAACATATAAATTATATCCACCAACGTCTGATATAAAGGATTATTTAATAAATCGTGGACAAAGTGTAGATTTGCGTTTCTGGTATGAACCTAAGCTAAACTGTATATGGATCCTAAACATTATTAACAATATGGTATTTGGAGCAGTTCGTAGATTTTTAGATCCAAATGCTATAAGTAAATATGCAATTATCAATTATCAGCAATTATTAAAATGGAATAGTATTGAACACGGAGATACCGAAGATCTTATATCTAATATATGGGGCCTTGATACAATAAATATATCCAAACCTATAAACATATTTGAAGGTCCATTAGATGCATTCTTATGTCCAAATTCATTAGCAGTGTCTGGTATAAAAGACTGTCCATATAACTTTACTACAAGTAGATGGATTTATGATAATGATCCAACTGGTAAAACTGCTGCAATTAGCAGATGTAATAATGGAGAAATTGTATTTCTTTGGACAAAATATTTAGGTGATAATAATATTACTGGTATAAAGGACTATACTGATCTTTGGATCTATTGTAAATCTAAAAATATCCGAATACCAAATATTGAAAATTATTTTTCACAATCACAATACGACATATATGACATATAATGATACATTTTCACTGTGTGATGTTGACGATGAAAAAATACGTGGATTATCGCTAAATATGACAGTAGATACTAATGAAATAATTGATTTTATGATGCCAACAATAGATTTAAGTGAACCAAAGGGGATTAAAAAAGTAGAAACAATTATAATAAATACTGATAATGGACACAACAGAAAGCAAAATAGAAACAATCTCTTTTGATACTCAAATAAGTGATTTTAGTGATAAACTAGAAAAAACACGGACATTTTGGTTAGAAAAAGTTAAAAGTATGTCTGCAAGTTTATTGAATATGTCTAAACTTGCAGAATGTCAAGTTGAATTATATTCATATAGACAAATATGTATTGAATATCAATTTAATGTCTTAAATGCAATTGTAAAATTAAATAAATCATATAAACGCAAAAGATTAGAACGTTGGAAATATTATAAAACCGAACACCAGATGCGTATGGACAAAGACATTACAGAATTGCATATTGATGTTGATATAGAAAATTTATCACAACAGCACAGTCTTTTAAGCAATCAATTAGATTTTGCAAAAGAAACAGTTAAAACAATCGACAATCTTATTTACGGAATAAAACATCGCATAAGCATTGAAGATTACAAGAGAACAATGTAAATAATATAAATATGAAATTTATAGTAACAGATGACACTCGATATATCCAGATATCAGAATGTACAAACATGGAATTAGAACAATTCCGATTATGTTTCACCAAACGCATATTGAATTGGAAATTTAATCCATCAGTCAAAAAAGGTTTTTGGGACGGTTATATATGCTTTCTTGATAAATGGAATCGTGTGCCTTCTGGACTATGGCAAGAAATATATACAGAGCTAAAAGTATTTGGATATAATGTACAAATAGATGGTTTAGAAAAGATAATTGATTATAATTTTGATCCAGAAAACTTTAAATTATGGGTTAATGATTTTTTTAAAGATTCAAAAATAACGCCGCATGAATATCAAATAAATGCGGCAATTTCTATTATTAAATTCCGAAAATCTATATCGGAAATGGCTACATCTGCTGGCAAAACTCTTATAATATTTATGATATTTGCATATTTATATGATAAAAAAATTATAAATAAATTTATGATGGTTGTGCCAAATGTAAGTTTAATATTACAAACTATTGAAAATTTTAAGGATTATAATAATGATAAATTAGAATTCACAACAAGTACATTATATGCAGAGTCTACAAAAAGAGACTTTAGCTCAAATTTTATTGTTGGCACATATCAATCCTTAAGCACTAAAGAAACATCAGAATTTGAACATATTGATGTTATATGTATTGACGAAGCGCATTATACAAAGGCAAAAAGTATAAAAACTATTATATCCAATTGTACAAATGCAAAATATTGTTTTGGCGTTACTGGTACAGCAGATACTACAAAAAGTGCTAATGGTTTTACTGTTATGTCATATCTAGGGCCATCTGTAAATAATATAAGTTCAGAATATCTAATAAGTAATAAATTTGCAACTCCTATAAATGTTAAAATGATTTATATGAAATATTTAGACGAAGATACGTGTAAAAAAATTGCAAATTTACGTAATAATAATGCTGAAGTGCTTGACGGAATGGCAGTATTAAATTTAGAACAAGGACTTGTAATAGAAAATAAAAACAGATTAGATTATATAACCAATATTATATCAAAAGTAACAAAAAATAGTTTAGTCCTATTTAAAGACATTAAACATAAACACGGGATTAAAATATTTGATAGACTTAAAGAAATATGTCCTAATAAAAAAATATATTATGTAGATGGCAGTATTAGTACTGCTGAAAGAGACAGATATATAAAAGATATGGAAATTGGTAATGATAAAATCATTGTAGCAAGCTTTGGAACATTTTCAACTGGTATTTCTATAAATAATATCCATAATATTTTTTTTACAGAGTCATATAAAAATGATCAAATTATACGACAATCACTTGGACGCGGTATGAGACTACTTAAAGGTAAAGATTCTGTTACAGTTATAGATTTTGTTGATGATTATTCATACGGAAATCATAAAAATATGCTATATTTACAATCATTAGAACGTGAAAAAACATATATCAAACAAAAATTTCCATATAAAAAGTACTCCATCATTTTTTGATAAATATAATAAAAATGACGTTTAGATATTTTTTAAATGAATATACAGCAACCAAGCAATTAGACATTCCAAATGACAGTCTAAGGAAAAACCTATTGGATATTTTTTATAAAAAAGAATATTCAAAAGAACAGAAACGCGATATAAATGTATCAATTAGTACATTTGCTCATGCAATACAACATAAAATAGATGTACCAGAAG